ATGTTGGTCGAATCTGCTAGCATCTAATCCTATAGCAACAGGTTCGTAATACATATCCCACTTATCTCTCATCAATCTACCTTGTTGTTCCATGTTATAACCTTTGAAGACAGTTGGCTCCCCAAACACCTCGGCAACAGCTTTAAATGCTCGATGCTCAAACGGTCTCAGATACACTCCCAATTCGACATTGTAGCGAGGACTCCGGGGTTGAATAACCCTAGGAGCCGGATCAGGTTTCTTACTCAAATTGATCTTCTCAGCTTTAACAAACGTCTTCAATCTCGCATCACGAGGCGTCAAAGGATTCTCGGACAAAGAATCGACTGCCTTCTGATAAACTGCTAACTTCCTGCCTCGATAATACATTAGGAATTGCTCCCTAGTTATCGGAGTATGACGTCCAGCAGCTGTGCAAAACAAGCGAGAGAACCCACTCAGAGTGTTCGTAAAGTGGTTCGGGAGAGGTTGGGGGGGTGCGACAAGGCCGGAAGGACCCTCGACGTAATACACTCGCTCAATCATGCCCCTCCGCAAGTTGGCAAGCGAGTTGTTGTGGACTCCAAGAATACAACTATCCCCAAGTCCACTATAGCGGAACAACTGCCGCTGTTTCTCAGGGCGCCCTGATGGTTTGACCACCAGATCTGGGTGTTCTCCACGAGAAACATGTGTGGAAAACCCCGGCCTCTTCTCAAGGCACCCCTATTTGGTAGAAAAGGCAAGCCCTCGCTTACCTCCCCAACCAAATGTGTTATTGAAATACCCTTCGCCTTGGCGGTGGTTGGTTTGATTGACCTTGCACACCGTTTCATACGTATGGCACATGGCATTTGCAATAACATCCTCCTCCGTCGGAACAAACACGAGTGGCACAGCGATTGTAACAGCTTTCACCGCGTGGCTAGTGCACACTCCCCATTCCTTACAAGCCTTCAACAGAAAGTGCTGTACCATAAGCCTGTTAGCTTCAGTGGTCTTTGGTAGCCCAAATTCAGCTCGTGCCTCCAAAACCAAATATCTAACAAACTTACCTTTCTTTTTAGCTCGTACTGCGCGTGTCCTTTGGATTTTCAGGGGTTCATAACCGGGGACAGACCCTTCAACAACCTGGGCTGCCGACCTAACTCTCTGTGACTGAGCTGGCCCGACCTCTACGAAGCACTCCTCAACATGTTGCAAAT